ATATAATATAGTACATTATTACAAAAGGAATTATATGAATGAAAATATTTGAGGTTGATAGTTCAGACGAAATGAAAGATGGCGCGGTTGCTAGACAAGTTGATGAAAATGGTAATCCAGTTGATGAAGAAACAAAAATGACTAATGAAAATCATGGATTAAAATTTGCGATTCGACCTATTAAAGATTTTTGTATAGGTGTAATTGAATTTCCCACAGAAATTGTTGATGAGATTAATGAACATATTGATAATAATATTTTACCAGTTAAAAACAACGAGAAATCATCACAATTAGATTATGCTCTTGACGATGCTGTGGGTGAACAATTAAAAATAGTTTTTAATCAAATCGGCACTACTTATTTGAAACAAGGCTATGAGAGAGACTCAACAGCAGAACTTTTTCAGTGTTGGATAAATAATGCTTATGCTGGTGAGTATGATTTTTCTCATGATGATGGTTCCGATTCAGTTGCTGGTTTATCTGGTTATCTTTCGTTGAAGGTTCCAGAGTGTATTAGTAAAAAGGAAGAAGGCCCTGATTACACTAAGGCCTCCTTCCTTGATCTTTACACCAAGGATGATTCTGTTGATGGATTTGCTCATTTGGTTTGGGGTACAAATACTCAAAAAGACATTCTTCAATTAAAGGGCCGAACTGAAGATTATGCTAAACCAATAGTTGGAAAGATGTTAATTTTTCCTCGTTGGATGAAATATTCAGACATGCCTTTTTTTGGTATGGGTGAACGGCGCACACTTGTTATGAATTGGAATGTAATTGACTAAAATTAAATATAAGTATGATGAGGATAAAGCATTAGATGAACTCTCAAAGTATATTGATTCTACATATGATGAACACTATAGTAAGAACAAGTTTCAAGCTACAGAATTTATTATAGATAGTGGTCATGGTGAAGGGTTTTGTATCGGTAACATACTCAAGTATGCACAACGATATGGAAAAAAGAATGGTAAGGACAGAAGGGACTTGCTAAAAGTAATACATTATGGTATTATAGCACTTTATATAAATGAAATGGAGAAAAGTGAAGAATGAATCTTAGTAATGAAACGGTATCTGTATTGAAGAATTTTGCTACAATCAATCAGAATCTTGTGATTAAAAGTGGTAAGAAGTTAACTACGATGTCGGCAATGAAAAACATTGTAGCAAAAGCTATGGTAAAGGAAAAGTTTCCTCAAGAGTTTGCTATCTATGATTTAAATGAATTTTTATCGGCAATATCTTTGTTCGTAAAACCAAAACTAGATTTTAAGGATGACTTTGTTGTTATTACAGAAGAAGGTAATAATCAACGATTGAAATATTGGTATTCTGATCCGTCAGTGGTGACTACGCCGACTAAAGATATTACTATGCCAAAGTGCGAAGTAAAATTTAATTTATCTAGTGATCAACTTTCAACAATTACTAAAGCTGCCGCAGTTATTGGTGCGCCTGATATGGCACTTGAAAATGGAAGTCTTAAAGCTACAGACAAAAAGAATGATACTGCAAATGATTATGTAATGGATTTAGATGTTGATGCTGCGGGCAGTGATTATAAATTCTGGTTTAAGGTTGAAAATCTAAAACTTATTCCTGGCTCTTATGATGTTCAAGTATCTTCTAAAAATATTAGTCATTTTAAGAATTTAACAGGAAATGTTGAATACTTTATTGCTCTGGAACCAGAGTCTAATTACAGTGCCTAATTTGAGGATTTTATATTATGGAAACATTTTTATGGGTCGAACAGTATCGGCCTAAGGATATAGAGTCGTGTGTACTTCCCAAGACTTTAAAAGATACACTAACTGATTTTGTTAGTGAAAGTAAATTACCAAATTTAATTTTATTTGGCCCGCCTGGTGTTGGTAAAACAACAGCTGCTAAAGCATTAATTGAACAAATTGGTGCAACCTATATGATGATCAATGGTTCTGAGGAATCTGGAATTGATGTTTTAAGAACCAAAATTAAAAATTTTGCGTCCACTGTTTCGCTTCATGGCGGCCGTAAATATATTATACTTGATGAAGCAGATTATTTAAATCCACAATCAACTCAGCCCGCTTTACGGGGGTTTATAGAAGAGTTTCATAAGAATTGTGGATTTATTTTTACCTGTAATTATAAAAATCGTTTGATACCACCACTACATTCTCGTTGTAGTGTTATTGATTTCTCTATTCCAAATTCAGAAAAACAAAAACTTGCTTCTGATTTTTTTAAAAGAGTTATAGCAATTCTTGAAGATCAGAATATCAAATATGATAAAAGAGTTGTTGCTGAAATAATTAATAAATACTTTCCAGACTGGCGTAGAGTGTTAAACGAACTACAAAGGTATTCTGTGTCAGGAGCTATTGATGCAGGGATGCTTGTAGATATTGCAGAAGTAAATATTAAAGAGTTAATGCACTCTATGAAGAATAAGGAATTTACTAATGTTCGTAAATGGGTTGTCAATAATCTTGATAATGATCCTGTACGTTTGTATCGCCGTATTTATGATAACTTATATGATTTTGTGGATGGGGGTAGCATTCCTCATGTGGTTGTTGTACTCGGCGAGTATCAATATAAAGCGGCGTTTGTTGCAGATCAAGAAATTAATTTAATGGCTTGTCTTACAGAAATAATGGCCAGAGCAAAATTTAAATGAAATAAAAAGAGATTGGTATAGTTAATCATGTATGAACTGAAAGATTATCTTAATGCAATAAATCATACAAAAGAAAATTTGCTGGATACAGAAGATGAACAATGGGAGAAAAAGTATTATCCATTTATTGTAAATAGATGTATAGCTCCATTTCCTGATACCGTTATGTTGGTGAATGAGATTAATCAATTGCATCATCTAGATAAGAAACTCCAATTTGATTTTTTAATAAATAGTTTAAGGCCAAGAAAAAGATACACACCTTGGATGAAGGCGAAGAAATTAAAAAATCTAGAGTATGTTAAAGAGTATTATGGATATAATAATGAAAAGGCCAAAGTTGCTCTTGATATACTAAATGATGAACAAATTTCTGCCATAAAAAGAAAATTAAATAAGGGTGGAAGAAATGCAGGAAATTAGTTGGACACAAGAGCATATGTTAGAAGTTGGGTTGAAAGAACCTGATGATTTTTTAAAGGTACGCGAAACTTTATCTCGTATCGGTGTTGCTTCTAGAAAAGAAAAAAAACTATATCAATCTTGCCATATTTTACATAAGCAGGGTCGTTATTATATTGTGCATTTTAAAGAACTGTTTGCACTTGATGGTAAAAATACAAATTTATCAGAGAATGATGTTGCAAGAAGGAATACGATTGCAAATTTATTAAAAGATTGGGGCCTTATTAATGTGCTTGGAGATACGACAGTTGTAGCTCCATTAAGTCAAATAAAAGTATTATCCTTTCGTGAAAAGAATGAATGGATATTAGAAACTAAATATAATATCGGTAAGAAAAAAGAAGTCTAATGGAAAATTTCAAATCTTTCATAACAGAAGCAAAAGAAGAAAAGTATCGTCTGGTTATTGTGAGTAATAACCCAGATAAGAATGAACATTTTCATACTACGCAACGACTGTTAGATGAAGCTAAAAAACTGAAGATTCCTGCTTATGCATTGATGGCCGAATCTGCGAATATTGCTGATGGTCAAATTTGGAACAGTGGTGATGAAAAGAATAAGTTCGATATTGATTCAGAAGATACTATTTGTATCGTGCGTGGTTCTGTTGCCCGCCGAGATGCTTATCTTGACCTAATTTCCCAATTAGAAAAACTTGGTATTGCTGTTGTTAATAGTCGTGATACTATTTCTATGTGTGCTGATAAATATCGTAGTGCATTACGCTTTGCAAATACAGGTGTTCCTACACCAAAAACTTCTTTAGTACAGAGTGAAAAAACTCTACAAGCCTCATTAGATATTATCGGTGAAGATTATCCTATGATATTAAAAACTCTTAGAGGTTCAAAGGGAGTTGGTGTTATATTCATAGAATCTAAACGCCAATTAATTTCTCTAATTCAGTTGTTATGGAAACAGGATGAAAAGACAGAAATACTTTTACAATCATATATTAAATCGGATTTTGATGTTAGGGTAATTATTCTGAACAATGACATTTTAGCATCAATGCGTAGAGATGTTTTGAAAGGCGACTTTAGAAGTAATTATTCACAGGGCGCTAAAGTAAAAGAATATCCATTAAATGATGAAGAAAAAAGAATTTGTATAGACGCTGCAAAAGCAGTAGATGGTATATACACGGCTGTAGATTTCATTAAGAATGGCAAAGATACTTTTGTACTAGAAGTAAATAGTTCGCCTGGCACTGCTGGAATAGAAGATGCCACTGGTCGAAATTTAATGAAAGAAGTTCTTACTCATTTCAAGAATAGAGAGAACTGGCGTTGGGTTGCTGAAGAAATAGGTCGATTTGAATCTATCGAAATTGAAGGTGTTGGAAACATAGTTGCTAACTTTGATACAGGTAATAGTGCAAGATGTATCATTCATGCTGACAAATACAATGTTAAAGGTGGCATGGTAATATGGGAAGCCCAAGGTAAGAAATATAAAAATAAATTGATTAAAATGACAAAGTGGGAAAGAGGAGCTCTTGCTGCTGAAGTTATTGAACGCCCACTTGTATTAATGAATGTTGAATTTAATGGTACGATATACAAAGATGTTAAATTTGCTATAGATGACAGAACCGAAAAAACTACAAAATGTTTGATGAACCAAGATTTTATGAAGCGTGCTAAAGTTATGATTAATCCTGGCCGAAAATTTGTGGTTACGGATCGACACGATGGTTTTGAAATATTTGATAAAAACACTTGACAATTAATTCCAAAGGTGATATAGTTACTATATGAATTTTTATACCAATGTAATTCAATGGGGAAATAATCTCCTTGTTCGTGAAATTAAAAATGGTCAGCGTACTAATTCTAAAATAAGATATTCTCCCACTCTTTATGCTTTTGTAAAAGAGAAAACTCCTTATAAAACACTTGAAGGCGAATACGTTACAGATGTATCTTTTGATACAATTAAAGAAGCTAAAGAGT